ACATTTGATGTATCATCAATTATGATCTGAACATCTGCAGTAGACAAAGTTGTTGTTGCTGTTCTTTGTCCATAAAGACCAAGGATAGTATTTGCTGTATATCCAGTGCCATACTGTCCAATTGTTAAGGTATCTACATTTCCACTAGCATTAACTGTTATTGTAAAAAATGCATCTGAACCAGATCCAGAAATAACTTGAAGTGGAATTGATGTATAGGATCCTTCAGTATAACTAGATCCAGCGTTAGTAATAGATCCAACCCAATCTGTAACTGTAATATCAGCAGTAGCTCCATTACCTGTTCCACCAACAAGAGGAACAGCAGAATATGCTCCAATGCTATATCCAGATCCAGAATCTGTTACTGTAATATTTTCATTGGCAATATAATATTTTCTTAAAACCACATCCGTATAAAATACAGATCCAGTAATAGATAAATCTAAAACATCTTTATCTGATGCAGCTACACCGAGAACACCAAGAGTTTTTCTGTAAAAACCCAAAGAATTTTCACTGGCATAAGAAAACGACGGCGCGGAAACGCTGCCGTCTAATAACTGAATACCACCAAATGTTTGAGATGCTGAACCAGAGGAAAGATCATATAAATCTTGCCCAATAGAGTTGATCGTTTGCCTTTGTTTTTCAAAGGTGTCTGTCTTTGCAACGGATCTAAGAACTGCCATTTTTGATTAACTCTCTCAGTAGTAATTTGATTTCAGATATTTCATTCTTCAACATATTTATGTCGTCTAACGCGGAATTCAACCTTTTCATTTTACGACGAGCTTCTATAGCAGAATCGTTGTAATTCAAGATGGCACCTGTGGTCTCATCTCTGACGAGACCATCATGCCCTTCAACTTTGATATAAGACATACGCGGAAATTAGAACGATGCTACTGCTCTGATATCTTGAACCTTAGGAGCGAATGCTGGATCAACAGTCTTCATCACAATCTTGACAGCAAACGAGGAGAACTCGGGGAGATCTGCAACGCTATACTTCAATTCTTGATATGAAGATTGTTTCTCAACAGTTCCAGAAATGCTGTTCTCACTGGATGCAATCTCTAGATTATCAGGACCTCCATCAATATTGAAATATTCCCAATCAATATCTTCAAAGTTTTCTTGACTGGATGCCTTCTTAAATCTATAGAGAACTCTGATATTTGAGATATCTTTGATGTTAGCAGTAAGTCTTACATCAATAGATGTTCCAGGATTTCCAATTGCAACCTCCTTAGTTACATACTTAGCAACTGCAGAACTGTTCTTGGAAGAATCTTCAGAAACAAAATCAATACCATTAGAATATGTGATGCTTCCAACCTCCAAGTAAGATGCTTCAACATCATCCTGAGAAGCATACTTGACATAATCACCAACACGGAAGATATCAGAAACTTGTTCTGAAGTCTGAGCATTTCTTGCAAATGCTACATTATCAATAATTCTTCCAGTGAAGTCATCACTAATTGGTTGAGTGTCAGTTCTTAAAATCAGCTCCTGTGTCTTATTATTCCAAAGAACTGCTTTACCAGTAATCTTATTGTCATAAGTCTCAAGAATTACTGATGGATTGCGAGCAACAATAGTTGCACCATCAGCGATATCAAAGAATAGTTCAACAGGATTTGAATCTACGGTCACGCTAGTGAGTGATGCTTGATTTCCAAGAGAAACAGTTTCTCCAATCTGGAAGAACTGTGCCGTCTTAACTCTTACATAAACAACAGCACCATTTACTCTGGCAATAGTTCCAGATGCTTTTGTAGTTACTCCCTTAATAGTCTGACCTGCTTGGATTTCAGTTCCGCCATTTCCAGCAAGCTGGAATTGATAGACTGGATAGAATTTGATAATCTGATCCTTTCTTCCAAATCTGTCTTCCTGACCGCTTGCATTTTCAACTCTGGAAGTAGATGTCTTAACAGAAGCAGAAGACAAATCAATAAGTGGTGATAGATGAGAGACTGTAGAAGTCATCACCATCTTATATGTCAATGATTGATTTAGATTATTGAGAGTTTCATTAATCTGAGATGCGATCAACTTTTGATTAGTAAAATATTGTGGTTCATTCAAGAAAGTTCTCTCATAATCTGTCTGTGAATATGAAACATAATTTGTTGTTGCTGAATCAACAGGAACTACATTAGTAGTCTTGACATAATTCTCAAGTTTTGTTCCAGTGAATGAAAGGTAGTTAACTTGAGGATATAGAGTTTCGAACTTTCTATTGTGGGATGCATAGACATTTGTTCCGCCACCAAATGCATTGCTAGAAGCATTTGCTGTAGAAGTAATGTTGTATGTGTCAATGCCACTATTTGAAACCTTAAACAGGTTGCTGTTCAAGATGTCAGAGGTAACGCCGCCTGTCTCCTGTGCAGTTCTGTAGAAGACATATGACTTACCAGAAGTCTCAAATCCATGGTCTCTATGAGATACCTTAACAATTGAATTATTGTTCTTGAATAGTTTTGAGGTAGCATTAGTGTTTGCACTAGCGTTTGTCTCAAATGGATTGTAATCAAGAAGTTCATAACCCAAGTTATCATTCTTGAGTAGAAGTTCTGCAGGTCTGCTGATGTCAAACTCTGCGCGATATAGCGAGAACTTAAGATCCTCAAAAATATCTTCTGTCCAACTCTCTGTATTTTGAGACTTATAAACTGAACCTAGAGATGGTTGAGTTGTGATAACAGTGCTGGTAGCAATGTCGGTAGCACCCAACTTAGATGCCCAGAGCATATAGTCGGTAGAATCTGTCTCTACAACCAAAGCATACTCAGTATCATTTTGTAGGTATACTGGATATTCAAACCCAAAGTATGTTGGGGTTGTGGACTGCGTGACACCTTCGTTATCGACCGCTACGCCCATTCTAACTGCTGGTGTGTCAATCTCAATGAAGGTTTGGATTTCGCACCCTCCAGCGCCATTTCCGACGCCTTTGACGACGACTGAAGGAGCTTCGGTATATCCAAATCCAGATAGAGAGACTTCAGCATTATAAATTTTACCACCAGAGACTTTGATCGCTGCAGTAGCAGTAGAACCACCAGGAAGTTGTGGACTTTCGATGGTTAGAATTGCACTATCATAATTCTGTCCTGGATTAGTAACTCTGACTTTGGAGACTTTTCCGCTGTCTTTTGCAATCGTAATCTTTCCAGTAGTTCCCTGAGTAGCGTTTGCTGTGGTTACAGATGGAATAGTTAGATCTTCATTCTGAACGAATGACTTGCCATTGTGATTGCTAAGAACAAAAGTATAAACTTGCTCGTTTGTGAGACTATATTTACCAGATGAAGTAGCGACTAATTCAACGTTATTCTTATCAAAGATCTTGAGAATAGGTCCAGAGGCAGCAGAACTTACTCCTGTAACATTTTCTCCCTTGTAAACAGCAACATCGCCATTTGCATAGCACTTAAGGAATGTATTAGGTGATAGAACCTTCTCAGATCCAGGAACAACATTCTTTCCTGGTTTCTCTGCGTCTACATTGGTGAGGTATGCTTTAACTGGAATATTGCTGCTCTTCTTGCTGAAGTAGAGATCAACACCAGTTACAAAACAACCACCCTCTAGATTTTCAACTTTAAATGTCTGTGCTAGTGGGTTGGGTCTTACTGGGTTGTCAGTATTGCTTTCGATTAACTGAACACCTTCATTTGACTTAAAGTATGAAGGTTTGGTAGATACGATAGATCCTGGGTTCTCTGGCAGAATACCCGTAGCATAGTATTTAACTTCTGTGTAACTATCGACTTCATCCTTAGGTGCATTGGTAGCACTAGAAGTAAATCTGAAGGTTAGAATACCAGAAGTGATTGATACTTCTTCTGCATTTGTATCATAAGATAAAGTATCTACGCTGCCGTTCCAAGTAGCATTTTCGATTGGTGGGAAACCAGCAGGAAGAACAATCAAACCAGATGCATTTCCATATTCATCAGTGGTGATTGGACCATTAAATGCTGATAGTGAGTTACCTGCAAGACCAGTAAATCTTAGATCGGGATTTACCCAACGACTGATGTCTCTTCCCTCTAGGAATACATACATCTTAGTATTGGGTTTCATTCTTCTAATCACATACTTAACGGGAACACTTCTCGCAAAGAATGATAGTGAATTGGAAACAAGACTTCCTCTTACGTTCTTGGTTTGGACACCTTTACCAACATCATTATTTTGCGGACTAATATTTGAAGAACTGGAAACAGATGCAGACTGAACCTTTGTAGATGCCTGCTGACTATTAACCTCACCTAAAGAATTAATTGAAGTAAATGAAGGTGAAGATCCAACCCAGTTAACTACAAATGAGTTGTGAATGCTGGAGAACGCTTCCTTAACATTATCTTTTGCCAAGAAAATATTAAAGAGACTTGTGTTTGTATCGACAACTAGTGGTTCTTCATTTTGATCATACCACTGATCAATTGATGGGGACAGTTCACCATCTCCAACATACTGAAGAACAACAAATGGGTTTGGATTAATCTTTGTTGATGCAAACTCATTGCCAAGTAGATTTAAGTTTGAGTATGGTAGAGTGACAACATTGTTTACTTTCTTATAACCAGAAACTGCTCTCTGATCTTCTCTTACATTAACTTCGACTAGTTTAATACTATCTTCTTTCGACTGTGGACGAAGAACTGATTGCTGAGGATCAATAGCACATGCATAATCAAGTGAGGTCAAATTACCAACGCTATGTGCCTCAAAATTATCAACAAAGAAACCAGACTTAAATCTGTCTAGACCAACTTCATCCTTGACCTGCATGTTGAGAGCTTGCTGCTCAAGGATGCTAAGAGTAGTGTAATACTCAAGACGCTCAATACGCTTCTCCAATTTACCGATATCTCGCATAGTATAGCGACGATTATCAACTGGAGTAATTCTTACATCCTTGCTAGTCTTAGTGAAAGCAGGAATGTACGCATAGAATAGAGGAACCGCATCTTCAATAGGATCTGGTTTGGATGGGTTGAGAGAAGAATTGCCTTCTTTTACTAGGAACTCTCCTTTCTTATTGAGGAATATCCCATCAATACGATCTAGATACTGAATCTGACTGAAGGAGAAAGTATACTCGATACCAGCATCTGGAGCAGGAGTGCTAGAAACAACTGCACCAGCACCAGCGAATGATCCTTCGGTAACTTCTAGGAGAGACTTGTCAAGATAACCTGGGATAATTGCTGTGGTGTCTACCTTAGGTCTGAAGTCAATTACATTTTTAAGTTCTACATTGCCAAGAACAGGAGAGTTGAAAGAAGGAATTTCATCTTCTGGAACACCTGCTTCGTGTAGGTAACTATCGATAGTTACAAAGTCACCTTGAGATTGCTCAAAATAATCAAAAGCAATAACAAGTTGTCCTACAGATGCTTCAAATCCTGGTTTGAGGACTAGTCTTGAGACATCATATACGGTGTCTCTTTGACCATCATCAAACGTATATCTAGAAGTAACATCAGTTCCAGAAACTAGGTTTCCAGCAGTGTCCACATCTGGAGCTTGTGAAGGAGTTCCTTCATAGACATATCTTAGTTTGAAGACATCGGAATATGAGAGGGTCTCGATAACTTCAGTATCGTAATCAGATCCTCTAAGAGGAATAACTCGGTCACCAGATGATGTAACAACAATTCTCTTATTTCTTACAGCAGTCTTAAGTCTTGGTTTTGCGTTAGATACTTCTAGAGTTGCGGTTAACTTAAGTTTAGGGAACGCACCATTAGAAGGAATAGTTCCAAAATAATCAGATGTTAGTTGTAGACTAATAGATCCAGAAGTAAGACCACTGGCAGTATCAGTAGAAGATGAGATTTCTACAGCATCTGTAGGAATATAAATGATATCACCCTTTGCAATGCTTGGAGCATCGCCTGGGTCAAGAACTGTAATGATATAATTTTCTTCTGTGAATGCAGCAAATCTTTGTGTTCCAAATGGCAACTGTGCTGCAAATGTAATCGTTCCACCAGAAGTGGAAGCAGTTGTTACAAAATCTCTGCGGAAATAATACTTAATCTTAGTATCATCACCACCAGCAGAAATTTGCTCTACTTGCTTACTGCCAGTTGGGAATAGAAGGGTTCCACCATTAGTATTGTCTGGTCTAGGTCTTAGACGAACAATACTTGTATTTGTTACATCACCAGGAAGAGCTGTATCTAGATAAATTCTAGTCTTAGCAACCCCCGCTGCTTGAGTTGCATACTGAACAATGGCACGAACTAGATTGTTATCCTGGTCAGAGAATTGAATTAGATCTCCCTGCTGAACAATGCTAGAGGCATCGGCGCTGAAACTCGTTGATTCGACAAACATCGTTCCTTTCTTGCCGAAGAAAGTGTAATCAGTTACAGCGGAGATGTTTGAATATGATTGATTATCTACAACTAAATCAGCACTAAACTTATTGCTACCACCAGAACCATACGCACCACCAATAGATTTGACATTCTGTGGTGTATATGTAGTAACAGCATTTCTAACTAAGACAGCACGGACAGCAGCAGCACCTGCGCTATCGGTAGTTCCAGCAATTACAATTTCTGGTGGTTGGGTGAATTCTAAGTTTCTGAGAGCAGCTTGGTTATTGATTGCTACTTTATAGATTTTACCGCCATAAACAGTTGGTTCGATCTTAGACGAATCATACTCAACACCATTTAATAAGATGGTAGCTCCAGCAGAATAACCAGATCCTCTCTCGATAACAGTGAAGTGTGAGATAGTATTATCTTTTGCAATCTTTACTGTATTTGAATCTTCATCTCTGATTGTTTCACCAGACTTGAAGTTTCCAGAAATGGTCTTAACAAAAAGTAGTCTGTCTGTTGAATAGACACCAGAAGCAGGTCCTTCTACAACACCATATGCACCACTTTCTAAACCAAATACATACTTACCTTCATCAAATCCAGCAGGAACAGTTTCTAATAGAATTCTCGTAAAGAATTGTGGATCAAAATATGAGAAACCAAAGATGCTATTATAGGTCTCGGATCCTCCACCAAGACGACCTTTTGATAAAACAACATCAGAATCCGAATTAAATCCTTCTCCTCTCTTCTTAAGGAAGAAGTTGCTTGGTTTTACTTTTCCAATAACTGGAGTGATTGAATCTCTGTAATCTACTACCTCTGCCCAATAATCATCATTGTCCTGAGCGTCCCCATTCGAAAGGAAGATCTTTCTCTTCTTCTCGGAATCTCCCTCATCATATTCAAGGAGTAGATTTTCCAATTCTGCTTTATTGCCAAATACAGTAAGCTCTAGGAATTGTTTGTTTGCATTATCACTAATTCCAGGTCTATTGATAGTAGCATAAGCAAGAGTTGTTACCGTTCCAATATCAGTTGCTGTGCCATCGGCACTTCTAGATTTGATAAAATAGAGTGTCTTATAATTTGTTTGGAAATTGGCATCTGTCAATGCACCTAAAGTAGGTTGACCATTAAGACCAAGAACATCTAAAGTGATAGTCTTAATAGCATCATTTGCTGTAAATGTAAGACCTCTTCTGGAAACAGTCTGTCTATGGTCAGTA